GATGCCGTCATTTCAGCGCCGCCGGCCGGCGCGGCCAGACAACGGCGGGCCGTCGTCCAGCCTTGTCTGCTTCGCCGGCTCCTGCGTCGGCCGCCGTTCCTGGGCTCCCTGCGGTTCTTCCGGCTTCGGCGTCGCCGGCGGCGGCGGGAGCGCGAGCTCGGGCTGGTCGTGCTTCTCGAGATAGCGGTCGATCTGCTCGCCGAGCCGCGCTAGGTCGTCGGCCATCATGTCGCGCGGCAGTCTGGCGACGGCGGCGCGCGTCTCTTTGAGCTCGCGGCAGATCTGCCGGTGTTGGTTGGCGACGAATTGCGGGTCGCGCATGTTTTCCGGCTTCGCTGGCTCGAGCGGTTTCGTGCTCTCTTTTTCGAGCATGGTGTCGTCCCTTCTGCGGAGCGGGTTTACTGTCAGGCCTCGACCGGCGCCGGCGCCTTCGGCTGATTGTCGAGATACTGACTGATCTGCTCGTTGAGTTGCGTCAGTTCCTGCGGCGCGCTTTCCGCCGGGATCTGATGGATTTTCTGCTGCAGCACCTGCAGGCCGTCGACGATTTCGCCGTGCAGCTTGTTGAAGAATGCCGGATTGCTCATGTGCTCGTTCCTTCTTACGGTGCGGCTTTGATTGCGCGCGCGATGCGCCGCTCGATTTCGCGCACGATGGAGTTTTGTCCTTCGCGGCTGTAGCCCTGCGAGGCGTCCTGCCCGGGGATCCAGCACGGCTGCTCGATGGTTTTTTTGCGAAGATAGGCGACGACTTCGCGGCCGGCCGGGGTTTCGAAGGTTTGCGCAAAGAGCCGGTCGATGCGCCGCTGCTCTTCGAGCTGCCGGCTCGATCCCGGAAGCGGCGCGGTTTCCTTGAAAACATCCCAGTCGCCCTCGCTCATGCCGTTGGCGCCGGCGGCGGCGCCTCGGGCGTCGTCGCGTTGTCGGCGATCTGCGCGACCGCCGGCGATTTGAGCAGTTGCTCCTGCTGCGCCGCGGCGGCCTGCGCCTGGCGCGCCTGGGCGAGCTCTTCGGGATCCGGGACGAGCTCGACCGGAATGCCCATGAGGTCGGAAATTTTCGCCGCGGCCTTGTCGGCGTCCAGCCCGGCGCTCATGGCCTGCGGCCCGAGCGTGCCGCCGACGAGCTGCGCGTACTGGATGATGACCTGCACGTCGTCCATCGCCTGCACCTGCGCGAGCGGCGACATGGGTTGAATGGCGATTTCCTTGCCGTCGACCTTGAGTGGCAGGACGATCTCGCCGATTTCGTCGAGGATATCCAGGCAACGAATGACGATCGGCGTGACGCCTTCCTGATTGAGTCGGCCGAACGCGGCGCCGATGTCGCCCTGCAGCTCTTTCATGCGCTCGACGATTTCCGTCGCCGAGCGCACGGGGCCCTGCGGCGGCGGCAGCGGATTGTCGAACAGCATTTTCTTGATGTTGTTGCGCATGTCCTCGAGCACGAGCTCGGCGACGGAAAAGTCGCCGCTGCGCTCGAGCGGCTGCAGGCTGGCGCCTTTCGGGCCGGCATTGGCGCCGACCGGGATCACGGCGCCCGGCTCGATCACCAGCGTATCGGTGTTGAGCACGCCGTCGTCGACCGCGGTATAGGGCCCCGCAATCGCCAGGCTGGCATTTTTGAGCACGAGCTCGACGACCTTGTTGCAGGTGCGGATGTCGGGCATGGCCTGCAGGCACGGGCCGCGACCTTCGATTTCGCCGGGCGCGACCTGCCAGCGCACGACGACCCAAGGATTTGTTCGATAGCGCCGCTCGCAGACAAGCGCGCGCTCGCTCCATGCGACGACGCAGAATTTCCAGTTGCTCTCGTCGGCGTCGTAGTAGGTGGCCTGCAGAAAATCGAATTCCTGGTCGGGGTTGCGCGTTTCGGCCTGGGCGATGTCGCGCGGCAGCGTGCCGGCGTCGGGATAGATGCGGCGAACGTCGCGCGCCTGGTGCTTGATCTTGTAAAAGATCCCCTCGACCGTGCTGAACGGCCCGTTCTCGAACGCGACGCAGGCCGACGGAACGGCCGTGAACCGCAAGGCCGGCGCGTCGTGGCGCCCGCCGAGCCGGCCATTCTCGATCAGCAGGCAGCCGGTGCCGACGGCCAGGTCGTGCGCCATTTCATTCGACGCGGTATCGAAGTTGCTCGCCTGGATATGGGCGAAGAGCCGCGCCGTGATCAGCTCGAGCGCATAGGCGAGCGGGCGCGCGAATTTCTCGGGGACTTCGCTTCCCGGCTTCAGCGTGGCCCAGCGCTGATAGGGCGGGAAAAGCCCGCGCTGGATCCGGTTGGCAAGCCGCGCCGCGCCGATGATCGCCGTACTGTCGAACACGCGGACATTGCGCTGCTGGCCCTCGCCGATCTGCGCATAGCTGCTGCGCTCGGGCTGCGTGTAGTCGTAAGTATCGCGCAACAGCGAAGCATACTGGCTCTTGCGGCCGAAAGCCTTCTCGGCACGTTTCATCAGGCGCTCGACGATGGTCGGGGCCTGGCCGTCGCCTTTGCCGGCGTCGTAACCCTCGGGCATGGCCTAGCCTCCGAATGTGGTCTGCACGCCGGTTTCGTCGCCGCTCTGTGACAACAGCGAGCGGCGGCCGATCTGGCGCGCGCGCAAAGCGCGCTGGCGCTGCTCTTCGGCCGCGGCCTCGGTATCGGTGCGCTGCTTCTCGCGCGCCGCGCTTTCGTCGAGTGATTTCTGGATCCGCGCACGCTCTTCGGTGGCCTGCTGCTCGGCGCGCGCGCGCGCGGCGTCGGCCTCTTCGCGGGCCCGGGCAAGCTCGGCCTTTTGCACGGGATCCTCTTGCGGCAGAGGCGGCGGCTCGGGCTCGCGCTCCTTCTTGTCGCCGCCGGTGATGCCGCTAATCAGCGACGTGATCGGGCTGAAAATCGCCTTGATGATCTGTCCCATGATACTTCCCCCATTGTCCCGGAAGCTCGGTGAACCAGATGCCGCCTGGCGCCGATTGCCAGCCGGCACATTGCGCCATGCGCTCGGCCGGCGGCGTGAGCGCGCCGGCGAACAGATAGCGATAGCCGAGCAGATACGGGATGCGCTCGACGTCGTGCAGAACGTCGCGCGTCCATAGCCCGTGCAGCCGGTCGTCGATCGCCAAGTGCAGGCACAGGCTGCGCTCGGGCTTCGTCATCGGCGAGTACCAGACATAGCCGCGCGCGCCCGGCCGGTGCGGGTCCTCGAGCTCGAGCGCGACGACAATCTCGTCGTGCCGCGGATAGGCCGGCAGGTTGGGAAAGCGGCAAAGCCAGGCGGCGACGCGCGCGCGGTCGAAAGTGAGCCGCGCCTTCATGCGTCGCGCTCCGCAAGCGCAGCCTGGCGGTCGGCGATCAGCGCCGGCGCGTGCTCTTTGTCCCAAACCTCGACAAGCCGGCCGATTTCGCGCCGGGTGAGCTGGTCGAAAGGCAGGCCGCGCAGAATGCCGCTTGGCAAGCCGAGCTCCGGGTCGTTGAATTCAGGATTGCGGATCAGGAAACGCCCGCGCCTGTCCCACCAGTTGCGCGCGTGAAATGCGGCCTCTTTGAACGTCAAGCCCGACGGCATGCGGCGCTCGTTCATGTGTCGAGCTCCTGCAGCACGACAATGCAATTCTCGGCGCGGCTCATGTTGAGTTGCCACGTCGGTGACGGCTTGTCGGGTTCTCTGTCATTCCACCCGGTAAAGCCGAATAGGTCGGCAAGCATGAACACGGCGGCCGGATGCGGCAATTTTTTGCTTGGGATGCTGACGCTCAAATGTCGGAATTGCCGGCGCGCTCGATCTTCGGTGATGGAAAACACAGCACGGAATGTATTGAACCGCGCGACATGCTTCGGATCATCGCCGGGCGGGTCCGCTGCCACATCGCCAAATGGCCGATAGATATGCTCGCGCGCATAACTGACAACGCGCGCGGCGTCGGCGCGGGCAATATCGTCGATCATAAGCGCGCGCATTATTTCGCCTTTACCGGCTGGCTGCCGCCTTGCGCCAGGCGATAGGGATCCTCGCGCCAGGTTTCGGCTATGATCTTCTGCACCTCGGCGACGACGCTGCGCCCGTTGCGCCGCGCGCGGTCCTCGAGCCACGTCGCCCACACCGCCTTGAGCGGCACGGTGATTTCCGCCATCGGCGCCGGCGGCCAGTGCTTGTCATCATCGTCTTTCGCCGCCGGCGCCGGCGGTGCTCCCTTCTCCTTGCGCTCGATCAGGTCGGCCATGTTCAAACCTCGCGCACCATTGACAGCAGCAGATCACGAAATGCGAGCGGCGTTGCCATGTCCCACGGCTCGACGTCGGGCACGCCGAAATGGATGCCGTTGGTCTGCACGAAAAGCGCGGCGATCATGGCGCGCGCCCGAGCGGGTCGAAGTCGTGCCGCGCCATGACCGGGCGCGCGTGCTGGCGCTGCTGCTGCTGGCGCTTGCGCACCTCGAAAAACTCGCCGCCGCCAAGCAGCCCGTACTGCAGCGCGTCCATTGCATGACTGAACTCGTTCTTGTCGGGCTTCTCGTCGTAGCGGTTCTCGCCGGCGAGCAGAAAGCGCCGATAGCGGTAGCCGCTGTTCATGCCCTTGCGCAGCACCTTGCAGCGCGGCGAAATCACCAGGCCGGGCCGGGTGCCGTCGATGGTGCGCGCCAGCACGCCGCGCACGGCCTCGAGCCGCGGCTGCAAAGCATTGGTAGGCGCCGGCCGGAAGCGGATGCCGGCTTCGCCGTGAACGCCCTCAATCCAGGTGCCCTCATCGGTCGCCGAGCGGCTGTCGGCGGTCGGATCGCAGAACGCGCGCACGGCAAGGCCGCGATAGCGCTCGGCGAGCAGACGGGCGAGCGCCTGCGCAAAGCGGATTGATCCCATGTCGGCGCCGACCAGCTCGTCGAGCGCGCGCCATTGCCCGAAGCTGTCGCGCTGCAGGATGACGGCGGCCGGCGTCAGGCCGGCGTCGGCGCCGATGGTGAGCGGCGCGCCGGGGATCGGCGCGAGGTCGTGCTCGGCCATGTGCCGCGCGTCGTTGAACTCGGTAAAGACCGGCTTGCCGTCGCGCGAGTAGCCGAATTCGTTCTTGATGAAGCGGCGCGTCCACCAGTCCGCATTGCTCAGCAGCGCGTCGTAATAGCCGTCGGGCAGTTGCTTGACGTTCTCGGCGCGCGCATCGAGGCCGGATGGCTGGCGGAAGAATTTGAAGCCGTCGCGACGGTCCTCGACGAAAACCCGGTAGGTCCAGTTTTCGGCGTCGGGCGCGTTCATGTCACACCACACGAGCCCGCGCGTCGCGCCGCCGTGGAAGCGCGGCGGATAGCGCCCGACGCGCGAGCGCACGAACGTCAGCACGTCCTCGGGCAGCCGGTCGGCCTCGTTGAGATAGGCGCAGGTCCCTTCCCAGCCGCGCATGACATCCTCGACGCGGTGCTCGCCGAGCGCGATGAACTCGACCATGAGGTCGACCAGCCCGGCTTTGCCCAGATCGAACACGAGCCAGTGCGTCGGCGGCGGCTCGGCGCGGTACTGGCCGACGGCGCGCGGGATCCAATTGAACCAGGTCGACAGGGTAGTTTTTTCCAGCGCCGGGTAGGTATCGCGGATGACGGCGAATTTGCAGCGCCGCCGGCCGTCGATCGGGCTCGGGGTCTGCTCGGCCGCGACCCAGACGGCTTTGAGCAGGCTGGCCGACGTCTTGCCGCTGCCGACCGGGCCCATGATGCAGCTCACCGGCGAGCGGTCGACGAAGAACGCATTGCAGATCGGGCCCGGCGCACGGAAGGCGAAGCTCGTCATGTCGAGCGCCGCCGGCGGCGGGCCGGTGAACGGCTCGGGCCCGACCGGCGCCGTCAGTCCCATGCCCCCGCCCTCTTCTTCGCTGTCACGATTTTTTTTCGCGCATCGACCGGAGCGGGTTTGAACGCCGATCTCCTTGGCTGCGCCGCGTTTCGGGACCCCCCGGGGGGAGTGCTCGTGCGCGGCGCGCGCATCATCGCGCGTTCCGCTTTCAATGCGCGACGGCGGGCTGCTCGCGGGGTCGACGCGCGGCGAGCAGCCCGCCGCCGGCCGGTGCCGCTGCCGCCGGGCTCGAGGCCTGGCGCGAGGCCGACGGTCACCAGCCCGCCGGCCGGCCCGGCGGCGACGCCGAGCTCGAGGACAGCGAGCAGGAGGCCTCGAGCGGTCATGCCGGGGCCTCGGGATCCGTGCCGCCCTCATGCCCAGTGAGGGGGGATCCGTTGCTATCCCGTTGCGCCGGCTCAGCTTTCGCCGTGACGTGCAACTCGTCACGTGCAACATGACCGGGCAGCAGCGGAATAAGGTCTTGATTTTGCTCGATAGCGCCAAGATCGGCCTCGCCAGGCGGCATGACGGCCAGGATCAGCGGGATTGCCTTCTCGACTTGCACCTGCAAGGCCTGCGGCAGCTTCTGGTGCAGGTAGGGCGCCAGCTTGTCCATAGCAGCAAGCTGCATCTGCATCGCCTCGAGCGGCGTGCATTTGAGCTCGGCGGCGAGCTCGACGAGCGGCCTCGAGTAGATTTCGGCCAGGCCGATCAGCGGCGACCGGTAGCGCGACAGCAGAAAGTCGACCCATTGCTCGGTTCGCTTGCTGCGCGAGCCCGGCGGTCGGCCGGGCCGGTTCTGGATCGCGGCGCCCGCCGTGTCCTTGGCCGGCGACAGCGGCAGCAGGCCGAGCTGCTCGGCCCCGGGCTCGGGCTCGGCGCCGGCGCGGACAGCGCCGGCGACGTCGAGCGCGTCGAGCGCCGCGCCAAGGCCGGATTGCACCCTGGTCGTCATAAGATCCTCAATAACAATTGTTCGATCAAAGGCTTGGCTCCATCTTTCGAAAGCCTCTCAGATGTTGGTTGACGCTGTAGACAGTAACAGTTTGTAACGTCTACCGAACGATCGTGAATCACCTTTATCTTTCTGAAGGTTACAGGATCGGTAGACGCTGTTGACGCTGTTGACGCTGCCTCGCGCGCGTATAGAGCAATCATGATCGACCTCTTTTTCCTCATATGCGCGCGCGCGACCGTCAACACCGTCAACAGCGTCTACCAAATCGGATTGCCGT